GCGACTATCGGCGCACGCCTGCTCAAGCATCGGCCCAATGTGCGGCCATCCCGCTTGCAGCATGTGCGGCTCGATCAGAACCAAAACCGGCTCGTCGGCCGTCACAGTGTCGTCAGTGTCCAGTAACGCCATGCACCGCCCGAATAGATATAACCCCGCGCATCATCGCGGCAGATTTCGCCCTCGTAGCCATTGTCGCCGCTGACCGGCGTTTTGCGCGGGATGTAGGGCCGGTCCTCCAGCGCCTCAATCGCGTCGCGCACTTCCTGCTTGCCGTAGTTCGGCGGCAGCTTCGGGCTGCGGCGTGCGATAGCAGTCAACGCACGCCCCGCGCCTTCGCAGGCTCAAACTCAAACCCGCGCGCATACGTCCACGTCTCACCGGACGGGATGACCACCTTAACGGCGTGATAAAACCCATCCGCGCCACGCTGCGGACAACGCCCGCTCGCTTGCTGCGCCACTTGGCTTTGAAAGCTGATCGCGTCGGACGGCTTCACCTTCGAGCCCGCCGCTGCCGTCGCTCCGCTCGCATCGGTCAGCGGCTTGATCCACTGAATGCCAGTGCGGCGGCTTGGGTAAAGCGCCTGCTCTGCGGTCTGGAATGTCGCTTCCATGTTCGCGCCGCTGAAGCCGCCAAGCTTATGCTCGCTTGTGAACGCCCCGAAATAGAACGCGCCGCCCTGATAGTAAGGGTCATCGAAGCTGATGTTGTAATCGTTATCCAGATCGCCGGTTAGGTCATCGAGCGTGACGCCCAGCGCAATCGACGGCGCTAGGATTTCGTGGCTCACGTCTGCATAAGTTGCGCGGCCGAGCTGGTAGTTGAAGAACAGCACCCGATCCGGCAGCGTCGTGGCGTTGCCCGTGCTCACATAGCCCGCGGCGAACACACGCCGGCGCGGATCAACCACCACCGACATATACGGCCACGCCGTGCGCTCTGAGTCCTCGATGAACCAATCATCGAACTTCTCATGCCCGATCGGCACAGGCTGGGATTGGAAGTCCCACATGTACCAGCCGTCCTCATCGAGGAAGAAGCAGACCTGGCCATATTGAACGAGGCTGTTCGGCTCAATGCAGCCGATCTTCTCTACCAGCTTGTCAATCTGCATGATGACATCGCCGCCCACGAACAGAACGCGGCGAATGCACTTTTCCTGAAACACGTAGAGCGCGGCCTGCGTGGCTGCGAAGCCGGTGATGTTGCCGCCGTCCGCGAACTCTTGCTCGTCGGAGAGGTTGACACCCGCCGTCCAACCCGCGCTGTTGCCGATCGCGCTCCACTTGATGCTCATGCCGTTCGTGCCGAGCGCGCCCAGAAACACAAACTCGCCATACGTGGCGATGTACTTGGCCAGCCCCGGCGATCCGCCCAGATCGGCGAACGCCGTCGCCGCAGTGCTAGCATCAATGTACTGGATCGGGTCCAGCGCGTTCGTGGCGATGACGCGATCCCCGAACGTGGCAAAGCGCCAGCGCGTTGTGCTTGTTGCCGTCGTATAGCCGCCAACCTTGCTGCGATCTGTCCACGTGCCCGCCTCAAGCTCGTAAAGCTTGGTGGCGTCGCCTGCGTACATGTGTGCGGCGTTGTCGATGTCGCGCACTGCGATAACGCCAATACAGCGGGCCGTCAGCGCGCCGGTCGTTGCCGTCAGCGTTTGCAGTGGGTGGTAGTGGTCGCTGACCGGTACGCAATTCTTGGCCGTGTAGAGATGCAGCGGCGGGCCGATGTCGGCGCGGTCTGGCTCCCACGGGCCGAAGTCAACTGTCGGCACGTTCCGCCTTTTCGCGCGCTTGCTTTTCTGCGCGGTCCTTCGCGTCTTGCTCGCCTGCGCTGAACACGCGCGCGCGGCCTTCGTGGTCGCCTATGCGGCAGATGATAAGCCGCCCGCGCGCGTCGGTGCGCTCAGTAAACTCTGGCGTCACCTGAGCCTTCGTTCCAATTCAGCAAGCAATTGCTCCTTCGTTAATTCGCGCTTGGCCTCGCGGAGCTGCAAGCTCTCCACGATGGCCTTCGTCTTGTTGCCGCCGTGGCTTCGCTCAGCGACGCGCTCCAGCAGCTCTAACTCTTCTGTGGATAACCGCACAGAAACCGGCGTTTTGGGTGCTTTTGCCATAATGCACCCCGCATAGCACACGCTATACGTCATTGACAAGCGTATAGCACACGCTATACTTGGCTCATGGTTAGCAAAGGAAACCAACCATGAAAGTCCAAACCCAGCAGGCGGCGATCACCGTCAGCCTGTGGGTGCTCATCCTCTCCGTGGAGAGCAAAAGCGCCCTGTTCGCGTACGAGACGCAAGCCACGCCGATTGAGGGCGTCCAGTTTGCGGCAATCACTATCCTCGGCGCGATCCTCGCCGCTCTGGGCTTCACGCTCATCGGCCAAATGAAAAACGACGAGCGCGCCAGCGTTCGCAAACAAGCCGGCATCGTTCGCCTCATCGCGATCGCCTTTCTCTGCTTTCCCGTTTTCTTCTTCGGGTCGGCAGTGAAGCTCCACAACGATCAGACCGCCTGGGACGCCTACCACGCTTCCCCGGCGTACGAAGTCGATCAGGCGCTTGCCTCGCAAGCCAGCCTGACGATCTCGGAGCAAACGGTGGACTCCTGGGAAATCCAAGAGGCCGCTCGCCGATTGGTCCGTCCCACGAACGCGAACTTGAGCCCGCTTGACGGTGAGCTTTGGTTCGCACTCGTGCTCCTCGGCCTCCTCAACTTCGCGGCCGAGAAGTTCCGGGTGCCTGCGCCCATCACGCAAGAAGAGCGGATGGCGCTGATGTTCAAAGAGCGCGGCAAGAAAGCCGCCGCGACCCGCAAGGCGCGCAAGGCTGCGAAAGCCGCCAAGCCCCGCCTCGTCATCACTAAGTAACTCACCGGCCCCGTGCTAACGTGCGGGGCCGCTTCTTTTTGGAGCGCCAACCATGCGCCGCATTTTCATCATCGTCGCGCTGTCCGCGTGCAGCCCGCAACCACCGTCACCGCCGCCTGTCTTGGAGGCGCCAGCCGCTAGCGAAGAACTCGGCCCGTCCGTGCTTTGCGAAGACCCCGCCAAGCTCGTTTCAGAGCGTGGCCCAGATGGGCCGACTGTTTACTATTGCGCCGACTAGTAGCCGCCGCCGCCAGTGCCGCCCCGGCGCTGGCGTTCGAGCGCGCCCGTTCGCCTGTTGTAACGGTCGCGCTGTTCGCGCAGGCGCTCCAAATCTTGCTCACCCTCGCGGCGGTAGTAGTCCAACTGATCGTTCGAGCGCGACAGGAGTGCCGCCAATTCGGGATCAGGACGCGGCACGTATGACGGCATCGGCATTTGTGGCGCGCTTAGTGGCTCCATGCCGCGCACTGGCCCGACCGCGTTGTAGCTAGAGCTAGACGGTGCCATGTCGCCGCCTTGCGCCACCACCGACGAAAACGGCACGCCGCGTAGCTTGTTTTCCAGATCATCGGGCAGCGTCACTGGAGCACGCGCCCACGGTGCAGGATCCTCCGTCACGCCGCCCGGACCCATCGGGAACTGAAACTGATGCGGCTCTGCGGCGGGCATCATCTTCGGCGGCTCGGCATTCACGATGCCTAGGATGCGGCTTAAGAAACCCATTAGGCGACGCTCCCTGGACGCGCGACCAGAATAGACCCGCTCGACTGCGCGCGCCGCTCCATCGCGGTCAAACCATTGGCCTGCGCAAACATCTTGGACCGCTCCACATTGGCACGCTCGAAATCGGCCATCCAGTCGCACGCCTCGGCAATGACGCCCTGGCGATAAAGCCCCGGATGGTTGGTCAGTATGTCGTCCGTCGAACTGTCGCCCGTGAACGCGCCGAGCTTGGTGTAATACGTCACCTGAAGCGTCGCGTCGGTCGTAGGCGCCACATAGAGATTGTCGCCGTCGATCGTGTACTTCTGCGGCGTGCCGGTTGCGATTGAATCCGGGTCCGTCTTGAACTGGCGGAGCGGCGTGTAAATCAGGTCCTTGCCCGAGCCGTCCGAAGCATCAATCCAGATCCGCTTGAATTCAAGCCATGACGCCGGCAGCGCGCCCACGGCGCTGGTGGTCGTGATCGTGCCTTGCGTCTCCATCGAACGCACCCGCACCGGCTGCATGAACCACGTCTTGCCGTCCGGGCTCATCACGCCGTTCGTCAGTTTGTCGGCCACGTCATTGGCCCATTCGAGGAACAGCGAGTCGTCAAACGTGCGCTCAAGCCAGCTCTCGACCGCAGTTTGCAGCGTGCCGATGTTCGTTATCGCCATGACTCAGCGACCCAATCTAAGTGCGCCAACTGATGCGGCTTTTCTTCGCCGTGGAAGTACACGATGCGCGTCTCGTCCTCGATGCCGTAATGCTTGGTGTGGCCCTTGAAGCTGACCACTTGGCGCGGAAACAGGTCGTCAATCACCGCCACCGGCAGCGACCTGATCCACTCCATGTCATTGCCGCCCGGAAACTCTGACCACACCCAGCCGTGACCCTTCGGCACGAGCGCCACACCGTTGCAGACCTTCTCAGGAAAGAACGGGTCGCGCGGGACGGCCAATTGTGAGCCTTCCAGGCAATAGCGCGCCAGCTCGTCGCAATTGCCGACGATCACCGTATCCAGCCCGACGAGGATCATGGGCTCGTCAAGCCGATACGGCTCAATGCACGCGCTGTAGCCCGGCTCGGCCGCGCTCAAGCGCTCCTGCCAGATCGGCTCTGCGAACTCGCGCGGCTTCTCGGTGAAGCACACGAAGCGGAACGGCACAGTCAGGTTGCGCTTAAAGCCCCGGTAAAGCTTTTCCACGTCCTCGGTCGTGTAGTGGCGCGAGAACGGCAGGCTCTGCTCGTTTGCATCCCAAAACGGAACCGCGACCGTAATCATCCGCGCAACTGGACCGTGCTTGGCCGGATGCGCTCACCGGCGAACCGCATCCGCACTTTCTGCGCTTCGGTCCCGACCGGCGCGCACATATTGTTGCTAAGCATCAGCATCCCAGGCGGCACGTCATGGCCGCAGACCACGCCCGCGCCAACCATCGCGCCCGCGCCGATGTGAACGCCCGGCAAGATCACCGCGCCGGCGCAAACCGTGGCGCCATCGTCAATGATGATCGCCCAGCGCTTGCCGTCGAACTTGGAGACGTCGAACCCCTCCTTGTGCGCGCGTGGCCACGCGTCGTTGCACAGAACCGCGTTCGGCCCAATGAACACGTCATTGCCGAGCTTGAAACCCGGCCCCGCCGCTACGTTGTGGCAGATGATGACCCGATCGCCCGCGACTGAGCCGTCAAAGCACGCGCCGGAGGCCACATTGCAATCCTCGCCCAGCACAGCGCCGCGGAGCACGCTGGCGAATTGCCAGACGCGCGTTCTCTTGCCGATGGTGCAGTCATCGTGAACCACCGCGAGCGGATGGATCATGCCGCCGCCGCCTTGCTGTCGGTCAGCGCCTTAAGATCGCGCGCGACTTGCTGGATCACAGGCTTCCATTCGCCCCATTGCTTCTGACGATAGACCTTCACGCTCTCGTAAAAGCCCATCGTGTCTTCACCGAAAAATCCGGTGTAGCGCCATTGCGGGACCGCATCGGCAAGCGCCCAGCACGGCACGCCGAGCGCGCCGCAATAGTCCACCACGCTCGTCTGCACGCTGATGACCAAATCTAGATTGGTCAGGATCGCCGCCAGATCGTCCATGTCGGCGCCCTTGCGCGTCGCCCAATACGGGTTCAGCACATCGGGCGCGAACTCTAGGTCCTTGCGGCGGTCTTCATATTCCAGGCTGACAAACGTGCAGTCCTGGCCGCGCATCAGCGCTAGGATGTCCTCGAACGGGACGGAGCGTCGGCCGCGTCCGGTTTCCCAGCTTCCGCCTGTCCATGCAATGCCCACACGCGGGCGCGCCAGTGAACCCACTCGACCAGATCGCGAAAGCCACGCTTGCCACGCAGCAGAGCGAGCATCATCACAGGCAAGGAAGCGGTCGCGCTTAAATGGCTCCGGCGCAAAGAACTCACCAAGACCGCCCATCTCCAGCTTATGCGTAACGCCCTCGTCACGCGGCCACTCAGAGTACATCTCCCGCAGCGATCCGTACACCGTCGCGTCTGGAAAAGAGCGCCGGAACAGTTCGGCGTTGCGCTCATAACACTCGATGATAACCCCAGAGCCCTTGGCCTGAGCCGCCTCGATCGCTGCCGGGATCATGCTCGCATACATGACCTCATCGCCAATGCCCTGTTCGCCGTAGATCACCACCACGGCCTTCTCATGCTTGTTCGGGTTCCAGCGCGGCGTTTCCTTGCCGGCGTGGTAGTTGCGTATCTTGCGATCCGGCTGGCCCAAGCTCGGCTTGAACTCGCGCCATGCTTCCTTCCAACGCCCCAGCGCAAAGAGCGCGAAGCTCTTGTTATGGCATACCTCTGGCTGGACCCCGTACTTGCGCTCCGAACGCTCGGCCCATTCCAGCGCCTCGGCATGACGCCCGCATGTGCTGGCGATGTTGCAGAGGATGGAGAGCCCGTCCAGCGTGTCCGGCGCAATCATCTGCGCCCGCATGGCCGCGCGGTACGCTTCCAGCGGGTGCCGCTCATGCAGGCACATCGCAAGGTTCAGCCAGATCGGCGCGCGGTTCGGCTCTAGCTTCGTCGCCAAGCTCAGAAGCTGCGCCGCGGTCCCTTCATTGCCCGCACGGCGTAGCGCCAGAGCAGACAGGAACATCGCCTCAGTGCGCAGCGGGTCGTTCTTCAGCACCTCATCGGCGCACGCCATGACCTCGCCCCAGCTCTCACGCTGAGCGGCGCGCTGGGCTTCCAGTAGCAGGCGATCGTTGTCGTCAGTCAGTTCGGAGGCGCTTAGCTCGGTCACAGATCGTCCTTACACGGCCAGATCAGGCCATTGCCCGGAACGTGGATCATGCGCGTCATGCCCTCGGTGGAGCCGTCGCCCATATCCATGTCCACGGTCTTCAAGTGCTGCCAATCGGGGTCACGCAGCTTCTTCAGCACGCGCTTCAAGTGTTCGTTCGGCACGCCGTTGCGGTCAGTCTCGGCAAGGAGGACGTTGATGCCCTCCTTCATCCACTGCTCGACCACCAGCATCGGGATCGACGCGTAGCGCAGCCACTTGTCTTCCTTCTTGCGCCACGTCTGCTCAGACTGGCGCCACTCGGCATTGTCATCGAGCACGCTAGAGCAATCCTGCGTTCGCTTGATCGTCATCTGCCCGGTGTCGGTGTCGTACTGGTATTCTTCCAGCACGCCCAAGAACGGGTCCCAATCGAACATCAGCTCCCACTTGGAATAGGCGCGCTGATGCTTGGCTGCGTGCAGGAAGCGGGCTTCGTCGTCGCCGGGGTCGCCCGTGTACTGAACCGATTTGAACCTCATTCGGCGATGATCACATGGCCCATGTCGCGGCGGCGCTCATACGCCTCGCGCTTCAGGCGCACAGGACGGCCATTGGCCACCTCATACGTCTTGCCGTCCGGTGTCTCGTCGCCGGTAAACACCACCTTCTTCGGGCTCGTCACCATGCGGGACGAGCCGTCACTGTTCACTTGGCGCACCGTCTCGTACCCAGCGCGCACAGAGCAGCGGACGATCTCGCCAAGGCTCTGCGGCGGCAGGGCGCTGGAACGCTGCATGGCCTTGCTGATCGCGTCTGCCAGCACGTTCGCATCGGGCGGCGCGTCGCCTTCCAGCGTGCGCTGACGGGCGCGCTTGATGCTGGCGCTCTCGCCTGCGGTCGCGGCCGCTACGCCGCTCATGTCGTTTGGGTCTTGTGCCATTGTCACTCCAAAAAATGTTCTGGCTGGCGAGTGTCGGGTCATTTCAACACTCGCGGGGCGCTTGACCACGGTCCTAAACCCTGCGCTACCCCCTGCCGAAGCAGGCAGCCAGAAACCCTATGTTAGTCCTAGCTCGTCGCGATGTCGGCCAGAATCCAGTTGCCCTTTTCGTTTCGGGACGCCTGGCTAAACTCCATCTTCAGCAGCTTGCGGTTGGCGTGGCCAACGCGCGCCAGAGGCTCGACGGAGAACGGTTGCAGATAGTGGATGGACCACATCTTCGGGTCGATACCCAGCACCGAACGCGGCGTGCTGGCGCCGCGCGTTGACGAGGTGGCCACGAAGCGGTTCGGCACCGCTTTCTTGACGCCAAAGTCAGACGCGTAAAGGTCCACAGCGCCGACGATCACATTCGAGCCCGTGGACTTGTCCACGATGTTGTACTTCGTCGCAACGCCAGAGAAGCCGCTGAGGGTCTGCTTCGCAAACGAGCCAAGCATGATGATGCTGTCCTCGCCGCCTTCATCCCAGCAGGCCTTGATGCGGCCCTTGAGCAGCGTCTCGGTAAAGGTACGGGTCGAAGAGCCGTCCGTCGCCGCAGCCACGATGCCGGTGCCGCTGTTGTAGCCGCCCTGCGTCGAAGCCGTTGAGCCTTTGCGGCTGTCGTTCGTGGTGATCCAAGCCTCGAAGCCGGCGCACTGGCGCGCGGTAAGCGCCGAACCGTCATCCGAAGCCCAGTTGCCAGCAAGACGCGCCTCCATGTGCCGCTTCAGTTCCTTGGTGCGCTTCATCACCTGATAGCCGGTTTCCGTGTCGCGCCCTGCGGCGGTGACGGCATCGGCCGAGTCAGAGATGATGATTGCGCGGTCCATGATCTGCATGTGGTTCTTCAGGCGAACCGTTGCAGTGAACGTGCGGTCAGTGGCGGAAGCGCCTTCAAGAACGGTGATCGAACCGTCTGCGGAAGCCAGCGTGTCGGTCTGCCATTCAATCACGCGGTTCGTGGCTTTCTTGCCCTTCTGAACCGTGGATTGATACGGCGTGTCAGTCGGCGCGATGTTGTAAATCGCATCCGACAAGTCTTCCCGAACGCCAACCTGTCCATAGGTTGTCGTGGTCATGTTGAATTGTCCTTTGGGTTAGATGCGCCCGGCCTTCACCAATCCGGTGAAGAACGCCGCGGCGTCATCGTCTGAGTTGGTCTGCTTCAATCGGCCCAAAGCGTTCTGTGCAAATTGGCCCTTCTGGTCGCGCGCTTGTGCGGGCGAGCCCTTGGCCTCCTGTTTGCTCCGAACCAGCTTCGGCGCCTTCGCTTCCACCTTCGCCTTCACGTCCCCGCTCTGCGCCTTCATGGCCCGATAGGCCAAGGCGTCCCGGGCAACGAGTGCCTGCCGGTGGTCTGTCAAAACGGCATCAAGCTCCTCGGCCGAAAAGCCGTAGGACTTGCCCATGTCGTTGACGAACTTGTCTAGCGTCTCGCGCTGGCCGAACTCGGGCCATGCGCGCGTCAGACGCTGCAACTCCAGTGTTTCGCGATGCTCGTTAGCCTGCGCTTGCGCGGTCTGCGCCTGCTGCACAAGCTGCGAGCCCAGTTGCCGCGCTTGCCCATACTGCTGGCTCGCGCGCTGATACTGCGCATAGGCGCGGTGGTAGCCGTCCGGGTCGTATTGCGGGCTGGACGGGTTCAGCATCGCCTCGGCGTTCGGCGGCTGCGGCTCGCCCAGCATCTGCAACGCCGCTTGCAGCATGTACGCCGTTTGCTGGCCCACTTGCTCAACCTGACGCAAGCGTTGCGTCGCTTGGCTCACCGCCTCCTGCTCGACGCGCTCGATGATCTGCGCCTTCTGGGCTTCGATGCGCTCATACGCTTGCGCCTTCTCGACCAGATCGGCCACCTTCAGGCGCTTGGGCTCTTGGCCTTCCTCGCCTGCAATCTCAATCTCGTCTTCGTCCGGCTCGGCTTTGTCGTCGGCCTTTGCCTTCGTCTCTTCCTGCTCGGGCGTCTCTTCCTCTTCGATCGCAGCATCCGGGTCAGCGTCACGCACTTCTTGCGAGGGCGCTTGCCCGATATCGCCCTCGTCCGGGGCCATGACTGCCGTTAGCAGCGCGCTTTCAGCGGCTGCTTCTGTGCTTTCCATGCTCATGCGTTACCTCAGAAATACGGACGCGGGCCCTTGGCCAAGCGGTCCAGTTCGGCTTCCGCCGCGCGCCCGTCGCGGGCCAATTCAGTCAAGTACTTCAGCATCTGCCGCTGCGATTGGATCGCCACCGACAGATTGCGCCGGCCAGCGTCGTCATCGAGCGGCAAGCTCAGCATCGTATGCGTCAGGTTTGCCTCAGAGCGCGCCATGAAGTCTTGGACTTGCGTGCTCTCCAGAAACTGACGCACCGCAGCGCCCTCGGATGCGCGCGTGATAAGCGTCGCCTCGTCCGGTGCGGTCGGCATCGGCTGCGAAGGCCGCACCGCGTCAGCGATGAAGCTGCGAATCTCCTTGCGGAGGAAGCTGTTGATCTTCTCTAGGCGGCTAATAGGAAAATCTCCTCGTCGTCTTCTTCCTGCGCCTGCTCGATCGCCTCGCGCATGGCCTTGGCTATCTCTTGGGCCAACGCTTGGCGGCGCCGCGCATCCTCTCGGACCTCGGCCAACTGATCCGCGAACTCCCGAACCACCGGGACTTGGTAGCGCACCGGCAGCGCCTCAAACGCCTGCACCGGCAAGCCATACACGCGCCGCTTCGGCTTGGGCGTTTGCGGCTCGGGCGTTGCTTCCGGTTCTGGAGCCGGCATCCTTGCCAGTTCGTCCAAGAAACGCTGCAAGGAATGGCCGCGCTTCTTGTGTGCGCCGGCCCCGCTTGGTTGCGTGACCGCTGCACTATCGCCCCCACCACCGCCGCTGCCCGCTCCGACAAGGGCAAGCAGTAGCGACATGCGTTATTCCCAGCCGTAAATCGGCGTCCAGGTGAACGTGATCGTCTGCGATGCCGTGGCCGTGCCGACCATGAACTTGCCGACGAGCTGGACGAACTCGCCGGGGTTCACAAAGATTGGCGCGTCGCCTAGGTAAATTTCAATCGGCCCATGCTGTGGAGCTTGGCCGATCGCTGCGCCGACAGGCCAAGTCATATAGCCGAGCGGCAAGCGACGCGGCGCTTTGGCGGCGGCTGCTTCAGTGGTCGCAAGCGAAACAGCCGTGTGACCATAGGCCAGCGAGAATTGAAGCGTGGTGGCTGTAGTCGCGACTGCCGCGCCGGTGTTCACCGCATCAATGCGAACGCCACGGATAACGCAGCGTCGGCCCTGCACGTTGGCCGTACCTGCCGGGATCTGATAGCTGCCCCAGATGCCGTCTGTCGCAGCCGCAACCGCCGCCGTGACAACGCCTTGCCCGCCCAAGCCTGCTGGCAAGTTGGCCGTCAGGGCCGTGTTCGACGGCGCAGCAGCGGTCGGGTTGGTGCTGTTGGGATAGGTCGCAAGCGAGCCCATCGTGCCGCCCGACAGGCCCTGATAGGAGCCATAAGCGCGGTTGCCGACGACAGAGGCCGTCTGTGAGATGTTCGGGCCGCCGACGGTCACGGTGTAATCGTTCAGCACGAACGACAGGGCCGAGCCCGCAGCGCCGCCCGTAATGACGTGACGCAAGGCCACCGGGAGAGACGCGCTCATGCACGGCTGGCCTTGGCCTACCGGCGTCTCGATCTCGGCATAGAGCACATCATCGATCCAGAACTTAACGGCGTGCTCGTGGATCGAGATGATGAACTGGTACTTCTGATTGTTCGCGTAGGTGAAGGCAAAGACGCTGCTAGTCGTCTCCGTGCCGTTCGAGTTGATGACACCGAATAGGCCCGCACTCGTCAGGCGGAAGTAAATCCCGTCAGTCGGCGCGTAAGGGTTCGTGGTCGCAAGCCGCGCAAAGCCGAAGTCCACGATGGTGTTGGTGGTTGGCTGCGCCGAGAAGCTGCCCGCGAACTCGCCGTAGAGGTTGGCGGCGCCGATCAGCGGAAACTCAGCATAGCTGTTCCACTGAACGCCGGTGGTCGTGGTCGTGATGTTGCCGCTGTTGGTGGTCATGCCCGCAGCCGTCCAACCAATCGTCATGGTCGTGTTGCGGTAAGCGTGCTTGCCAGTGTTCTGAGCCGTGTAGTTGAACGTCTCGATGTCGAAAATCGCCTCGCTGGAGATACGCAGCTTGGCGTCGTCATCCGTCTCAGGCGATGCGAGATAGGCCGTGCCGGTCTTCGTGCCTGGATCGTTCTCCGAGAACAGCCGCACAGCGCCGACTTCGGCCGGGCTGGTGTTCTGCGCGAGATCAATCTTCAGTCGGTTGGTCGACGTGACCTCGGCCACATTGCCGGAAGCGCTTCCGATCAGCTTAAGAAACCAGCTCACGTGTAAACGTACCTCACATCAAAAGTCCCGGTGCACAGGCCAACCAAACACGTCACGTTGAGCGTGAATGACCCGTTGCCAGGGACACAAAAGAGACGCCAGGACACCGCCGCAAAAGCGTGCTCACTGGCTGAATTGTCCACGGTCGCGTCACCCTGCACGTAAGCTTCCATGTACGAGGCTGACGTGACGCCGGAGTCCGCAATCACAAACGAAGCGTCCGCTACGGGCGTTGAGCCAAAGTCGATTGTCGCCGTCCCTGTGGACGCCATTATTCAACACCGACCGCGCGCCCATCAGACCCGCGCTTAATCGACTTCGGCCGGCGAAGCTCTTTGATTAGCTCCTGCTGGCCCTTCATCATCGACTCAATCAAGCGATCCGTGCGGCTCGGCTTGCCATCCACCTCAGCCTCTGCGTCCTCGCGCTCGTCATCGTCCTTGGCCAGCTTGAACTTCTCCAAAGCAGCGCCTTCCTTGCGCGCGGCCTTGCCGTCTTCCAGCTTGGCGCTCTCGACCTCGCCTCTGAACTCGATCTCACGCGCCTTCATCTGAAGCTCGGCCTGCTTGATCTGCGCCTCAAGCTGCGCCTTCTCGCGCTCGAACTGGAGCCGCTCGGCTTCAAGCTGGACGCGCAGCATCTCAATCTGATGCTCGCGCT